ATATAATAACTCAAAGACCGACAGCAGTGCACGTAACTGCTAGAGGCAATGTTAATATATGTTATAAATGTGAAAAGAAATTTCAAATGTTTGGCATATTGATCTTTCGTAGATACGAATACCAAGATATGACACAGGAAACAGTAGATGAGGACTCTGATCCTGTTTCGGTAAAGACATATTTTGCAAAGAAGCAAATCCTAAATGCTTACAATAGTTGGTATTTAAGAGGTGGAATACCCAAAAGCCAAGAGGTAAAATTTGAAGCGTATGATCTAACAGTGGGTCAACGCATAAAAGCAATATATAAAGCCATTTTGTCGCGAAGCAGTGGCTTTGCCCTGCGTAGCGACAAAAGGCTTGAGTGACTTGATAACTAACTCACTTAAGGAGACAAAAATTATTACTTAACACGCGAAATGTACCAAAAACTAATATCATATGGAGACACAATCGAACATTATAGATATGACAGATCACCTAGCGAGAGACAAAATGCTTCTCGAAATATGGCGTCATATCGACGAACAGACGTATCAAACGCAGAAAGAATGGTCAAAAGACAAGACAATGCGAAACGTGCTCGTATGGCTTTTGGACGTTTGGCAGTCGCTAACTTTAGACCAAGTGAGAGAGCTGTATTTGCTACACTCACGTTCAAGGAAAACCAATCCATACAAAATGGCTATAAGCTCTTTAACCTTTTTGCAAAGCGTTTGCGATATGAAGTCGGTACCGACTTGCGATATATTGCCGTCCCCGAATTTGGTCAAAGAAACACTCAAAGACTTCATTTTCATGCATTATTTTGGAATCTCGATTTGGAAAAAGTTAAGCAAGAAAGAGCAACAAGACATTTTGCAAAAATATGGAGATACGGGTTTGTTGATCTGGTCATCACCGACAACAACCCGAAAGTAGGTTATTATCTTTCTAAATATTTACAAAAGACTTATCTTGATAATAGGTTTTTTAATAAAAAAAGCTATATAACAAGTAGAAACCTTATTAGACCAGAGGTTTCTAGGTCTTTTGTCTCTATGATTCTTGATTACGAGGTGGGTGTGGATAACCTCGTTTTACATGATCATAGAGAATATGATACTGTATGGTTAGGCAAGTGCAATTTTAAACTTTATAAAAATTGCTTAAAAAAGCCGAATATTTATGAAAATCAAAGCACTAGTGCTTGAAGCAAACAGTGGTACATATGAGGGCAACTCTTGGAAGTCCCTTGTTTGTCGTGTACAAGACAAATTGATTAAGTTCAAAGTCAAAAATGACGTTGATATAACCAATTTGCTTGACAAAGAAGTTACGTTAGAATGTGAGATCTTTGGTACAGCATCTCAATCTGCGTACTTAAAAGTTGTTTCAATAAGTTAGTTTATTTCCCCCTGCAATCTTAATCTCGGAGATTGTTAGGGGCGATAAGTTAGTTTAATGAAAGTCAGAAATTTACGAAAAAAATCAAAGTGGTATCATAAACACACACAACGATTTTTATCGTTAAATCCGTCCCAACAATCTCATTGGGCAAAATCAGACAGGAATATATCACGATATTTAATGAAACGTGATAATAAAAACATATGAAACTTTCAGCTAAACTATTTATAGCGAGCTGGTTTTTATTTCCTGCTTTTGCCTTTTTTTTTCATGTACCTCACGTACTAGCTGATTGGAGTTCAGATGTAATTACCGGTGGTACTGGAACTTGTACTAATGAACTAGGTGGATCCCCATGTACTAACGCACATGATAACAATGAAGCTACAGCATGGGTATCCAATAACACAATGCCAGCATTTTGGAAATATGATTTAGGTGTGGGTATTACAAAACAAATTGAAAAAGTCAGTGTGTATTATGACGCTGGAAATACTAACTCTGCTAATTTTACGTTTGAAGGATCAAATGATAACTCCTCATGGACAACCTTACAAACAGTTACAGGCGAAGCCAATACCCTAGGTTGGCATACATGGGAGTTTACAAACGCAACTGCATATAGGTATTACAAAATAAATTCAACGGAAAATTACAGAGGAGATAATTATGTTGGACTAGCAGAAGTAGACGCGTTTGAGTATGTCGCACCTAGTGAAGCTACAACAACAGCGACAACTACAGACATGACCTTTCAAGACAACATGATAATTGTTGATGTTTTGATTAGCCTTGCTTTTGTAATTACAATGGTATTAGTATTTAAAAATTGATATGTATTCACCAACAATAACAATTTTTTCTTATATGGTTCTGCATTGGATTGATTTGATTATGTGGCTTGGTATTTTTTATATCGCATTTAGCATTGTTTTATATCCTGTTCGTTTGTTTTTACAATCAATTAAAAAATTATTTATCATGAGTGTAAATAAACGTCGACCACTAGGCAAGCAAGAAGATATTTTTCACCAAGCGTGGAGAAATCGACAAGAAGCAAAAGATCAGACACCGCCCAAGGGCAAGACCCTGCAAACCATCACGTTGGATGAGCTGTGGGACTTTGAGATGCAACATAAAGAGGAACGCATATGAGCCAGCCAGTAGCAGAAGTCGGTGGATATAAAAACATCACCAGCACAGGCGCAGTCAGCACAGGCCCTTGCCAGTTGATTGGTTTTTACGTTAACAGCACAAGTTCAGGCACTTTGGTGCTTAAAGACGGTGGCTCTAGCGGTACTGTAATGAGTGGCACGATTACGCCTGCGGTTGGGTTTCACCGATTTCCTGCCAACGTGGGGTCAAGCCTACACGCAACCATTGGCAGCACATTAGATGTGACGTTCTTCTTTTCTAGCGGTAATTAATTATGTACGAAGAAAACGGTGCATATGAGGGCGAAGACCCAGGCCCGTACTGGCATGACCAGATTGAAACCGCCATCAAGATATTCGACAAGTGGGAAAAGCGCGGCTTAAAGGTTGTCAAGCGGTATCGGGATGAGCGTGATGCCATTGAAATGCCAAGGATGAAGTTCAACATCCTGTGGTCAAACATCCAAGTGCTGTTCCCTGCCCTCTACGGTCGCCAAGCCAAGCCCGAAGTTTCACGCCGCTACATGGATCAAGACCCTGTGGGTCGATTGGCCTCTACGATGCTTGAGCGTGTCATGGAATACGAGACCACGCAATTCGGTGACTTTGACGCTGCCATGTCTGGTGCGGTGCAAGACAGACTGTTGCCTGGTCGCGGTACGGCATGGATTCGTTATGAGCCTGTAATCGTCAATGACCGCCCCGAGGTCGAGGGCGAGATGGAGCAAGACGAATCACAGGTTTACAACACTGTGGAAGACCCGACAGAGCGCATTGATGCGGCTCACAGCCCTATTGATTACGTCTACTGGTCAGACTTCTTGCATTCACCGGCCCGAACATGGGATGAGGTGTGGTGGGTAGCTCGCGCTGTCTACATGACCAAGGAGGAGGGTGTAGAGCGCTTTGGTGACGTATTCAACAATGTCAGCCTGACCAGCTCAAACACCGACATGGACGGCAAGAATCCATTGACCGCCAAGATGACCTATGACAAAAAGGCGATGGTCTATGAGATTTGGAATAAGCGCACAGGTAAGGTTTGTTGGATTGCCAAAGGTTATCCACAAGCACTAGATGAGCGTGATGACCCGCTAGAGTTAGAAGAATTCTTCCCTTGCCCTAAACCGTTGATGGCAACTACCACCACCGGCACAATGATTCCTGTACCTGATTACTGTGAGTACGAGGATCAGGCGCAAGAGCTGGATAACCTGACACAACGCATTTACTTGCTGACTAAGGCTTGTAAAGCGGTCGGCGTGTTTAATGCTGAGTTCAAAGAGCTGGCGCGGATGTTCAGCGAGGGCGTTGACAACAAGCTGTTCCCTGTGACCGGATGGGCGGCAATGTCGGAAAAAGGCGGCTTAAAGGGCGCTATCGACATGATGGACACCTCGCAGATCATTGTGACCTTGCGTGAGCTGTACGCCGCTAGAGAACAGGTCAAGCAGTCAATCTACGAAATTATGGGCATATCGGACATCTTGCGTGGATCGTCCAAAGCCCAAGAAACCCTTGGTGCTCAACAGCTCAAGGCCAACTTTGGCAGCTTGCGGTTAAAAAGTAGCCAAGGCGATGTGGCTAAGTTTGCCACCGACATCTTTAAGCTCAAAGCGCAAGTTATCTGTAAGTTCTACCCGCCCGAGCTGATTGTCAAAATGTCTGGCGTGATGAACACCTCAGACGGCAAAGACCCGCAATTGTTGCAAGCGGCATTGGAGATGCTATCCAACAGCACCATCCGCGACTTCCACATTGCGGTTGAGGCTGACAGCTTGGCTCAGATTGATGAGCAAGCAGAGAAGCAGGGCGCACAAGAGGCCATCCAAGCTATTGGTTTGTTCTTGCGTGAGGCAATCCCAATGATTAGCCAAGCGCCTGAGACCTTGCCAATGGCCTCCGAGATGTTGTTATTCCTTGTACGCCGGTTCAGAGCCGGTCGGGGATTGGAGAGCGCGGTCGAAAGGGCAATGAAAGCCTTGCAAGATAAGGCAGACCAAGCGGCTCAACAACAGCCTGGCCCACCGCCCGAGATGCTACAAATGCAAGCCGAACAGCAAGCAGAGCAAATGCGTATGCAAGCACAAGCGCAGTCTGAACAGATGAAGATGCAAGCAGACGCACAATTGGCGCAAGCACAGGCACAGCTTGAAATGCAGATGCACCAAGCCAAGGTCGAAGCTGAGATGCAATTGGCGCAGATGAAAGCCGATTTTGAGACTGTTAAGCAGAACAATGAACTTCAAATCAAAGCCAGAGAGATGGCAGGGAAAGAAGAATATGAACGATGGAAAGCAGAACTTGATGCAGCGACTAAGATCATGGTGGCAAGGATTGGTAGCAATCCCGGTGTCGATTTACCAGTGGTTGAAGCAGCGGCTGCACAAATAACCAACGAGCTGGGCGGCACAATTGTTCAAGCAATGGACAAAATAACCGCCTTGCACGACAACATGGCAAACCTGCATGGTGAATCTATGCAAAACATTGGTGAGGCCATGCAAAGGCTTACCGCACCCAAGAAAGTCATTAGGGGTGCTGACGGTCTTGTCATAGGCGTAGAAACAGCATGAGCCTTGTCCTTGCTGATCGGGTAAGACAAACCACCACCTCAACAGGTACTGGGACGATTACGCTAGATGGCTCGGTTGAGGGATTTCAGTCTTTTGCGGTCATTGGTAACGGTAATACGACCTACTACACCATTTCGGGCGGCGCTCAATGGGAGGTGGGGATCGGTACTTACTCTAGCGGGACACTAGCTAGAACGACCGTAATTTCATCATCCACAGGCTCAAAACTTGATCTTGCGGCTGGCACAAAAGATGTATTTGTCACATTGCCTGCTGAACACACAATAACCTCTATTGTGTCGGATGATGGTAGCGTCACAATTAACCAAACTGGTTCTGAAATTGAGGCAAAGGTTTATTCTTCACCAAGATTGATTACTGAGGTTCGCAATGAAACTGGCGAAACTTTAACCAAGGGAACGGTTGTCTACATCAATGGCGCTTCCGGTAACAAGCCTACCGTCACCAAAGCCCTTGCAACAGGCGACTCCACTTCTGCTCAAACGCTTGGTTTGGTTTTGGCTGATATTTCAACAAACAATAACGGTTATGCAATTTTGGCTGGCGATATTGCGGGGCTGGATACTTTTGCATATGCCGCTGGCACACAGCTTTATTTAAGTTCTTCAGTAGCTGGCGAATACACATCCACCAAACAATATGCGCCTAATCATTTGGTTTATGTGGGCGTTGTAACCCGCAGCCATGTTAATCAAGGCTCAATTGAGGTCAGAATCCAAAACGGTTACGAGATGGATGAGCTGCACGATGTGTCGGCACAAAACCCAAACAATGGCGATATATTGGTTTACAGCTCGGCAACAAGTTTATGGGTGACAGCCGCACCATCTGCCACTTGGGGGGCGTAAATGTTTGGTTACGCATCGTTTGCGGAGCTGCCATTTGCCACAATTGGCGTTGGAGTTGCACCCACGCCAGTAGAGGACATTTTGCTTGGTGGTCACTTTGGCTTTGACGAAAAAAAGCGCGATGCACAGTGGGCTAAAGACCGAAAGTTAGAGGGCCAACGCAAGCTCAAATTGCAAGAGGCGCTGTTTGGTTTACCGCCCGAGGTCAGAGAAGAAATTACTTCCGCGCCTGAGCAAACAATAGAGGTTGCGGTCAGAAAACAAATTGATTATGATTTGCTCATGCAAAGGGTTAAAGACCTTGAAGTGCGTGTTAAGCTAAAACGTGATGAAGAAGATATTGCAATGATCTTGGAGATGATGTGAGAACAACATGGGTATTTCCATCTGACGGAAGCGAGCCTTACGAAAAGTCTAAGGGTCGATCTGGCGAATACACCACGGTCATGGGCGACATTGCCCCATTCATGTCACCTGATGGCGTAATGATTGAGGGCAGAAAGCAATGGCGTGACCACCTCAAGCGCACCGATTCAATCGAGATGGGGCATTCTGACGTTAAGTATGCACAGCAAGAGTGGAACAAAAAGAAGGAAGCGCACCAAGACAGGCTGCGCGGGCAATTGGCGACCGTGCAAGAGTTTGACCGACCCGGCGCACCGATTGCTCCTGTTAAGATGTCTAACCTAAACGTAGAGATGGCAAACCGTTTACACAACCGTCCCATGCCTGAGCGCAAGGAGATGATCAAAATGACTTTGGAACAAATGAAAAGGATGAAGTGATGGAAAACGAAGTTGTCGCACCCGACACAGTAGAAACACCAGCACCCGAAACCCCAGCGGTCGAAGCGCCCCAAGCAGAGCCGCAAAGCAGAGCCGACACGATTCGTGAGGCACTGACCAAGACACCTACAAACCGTGGTAAACACGCAGCAAGCCAGCCCCGAGAGGGTGGCAAGTTTGCCCCTAAGTTTCCAACTGACCAGACCCAAGCGCCCCAGATGGCTGACAAGCCTAGAACTGAGATGCCTAAATCTTTGCGCCTTGAGCTGAAAGAACATTGGGAAAAAGCCCCGCCTGAGTTACAGCAAGCCTTTGCACAGCGGGATGCTGACTACGAAAAGGGCATCACTTCATATAAGCAGCGAGACGCTGAGGCTCGGGCAATCACCGAGCAATTTGCGCCGTATGAATGGATTTTGCGGAACGAGGGCAGTACACCCGCGCAGGCTATTGGCCCATTGCTCCAGACTGCGGCATTACTGAGAACAGGCACACCACAGCAAAAATCGCAAGCTGTTGCCCAGATGATTCAGCAGTTTCAAATCCCATTGGATCAAGTGGCTGCTTATTTTGGTGGCGAAGCACCACCACAGCAAGATTCTCACTACAATCAACTGGCGCAACAAGTACAGCAACTGACGCAACACATCACGCAGTCGCAGTACGAAGCACAGAAACAGAATGAAAACAGAGCACTCTCTGTAATCCAGCAGTTTGCGAGCGACCCCGCAAACGCGCACTTTGAGGCAGTCCAAGACCGTATGTTGTCGCTTCTCCAAGCGCCGCAGGTATTAGGGGACATTAGTCATATGTCAGAACGCGAGAAATTGCAGGTGGCATATGAAACCGCTGTAAGACTTGATCCACAATTGGCACAAAGTTTATTTGCTCAACAGCAACAAAGCTACGCCGCACAGAATCAAGTACAGAAAGCAAGACAAGCGGCTGTACAGGTAAGAGGCGCACCCGGTGCATCAGTCTCTGGCCCAGTCAGTCAATCAGACCGCCGAGCTGTTATCGCAAATGCGTTACGGTCGGCAAATTTTTAAAGGGGTAAATCATGGCATACGCCAATAGTAATTACTCAGACGTTTTAGCAACCACCATTGAATCACGCTCGGGCATCGTTGCCGATAACGTGACCAAAAACAATGCGTTGCTGACTCGCCTGCGCGAGAAAGGCCGTTACAAGCCTTTCACAGGTGGTTCGACAATTCTGCAAGAGTTGTCATTCCAAGCAAACTCAACCGCCATGTACTACTCAGGCGCTGAAGTATTGAACATTTCCCCTGCGGACGTGATCAGTGCGGCTCAGTTTCCGATTAAACAGGCAGCCGTAGCAGTCACCATCAATGGCTTGGAAATGCTCCAAAACAGCGGCGAAGAACAGATCATCGATTTGTTTGACGCACGTTTGGACGTTGCTGAGGCATCCATTG